CTCTGTAATTAAGTTTCTAGAGCCCTTATGTATATATAGCTTATAGTCTTGTAGTAAAGCAATACCTAGATTGATACTACCCTGTCCTTTAATAGAAGGCTTTATATTAAGGTTATAGCTATGCTTAAGCTCGTGTAATAGTCTTGGCTCGGCTGAGTCTCCTATTATTAGAGTATCACTCTTAGCGTGTCTACCTAACTCGTAGGCTATATCTGAAGTAGTTAAGCCTGTCTTATATAACACCTCTTTCAAGTATATCTCTTTGCTCTTCTTATTAATAGAAACCAAACAGGCGGCTGTAGGGTCATTACTGAATCCAAAGTCTAAGGATATACCGTAGTAGTCTCCGTTAGAGTCAAAGTCTTTTACCTGCCAATTACTAAAGATAACACCCTCTGCGACAGAACGCCAACCTCCGAGAATCTGAGCCTTATACTCCTCAGGTCGCTCTGTTTTCATTCTCTCTACGTTAGCTAAGAAGGTAGCGTCTAAGTGCTTCTCATTGTCTTTATATGAGGTATGTATATAGGTAGTATCTTCTATAGTAGTATTCTCCCCTCCTTGTAGGTCTCTACTCTCAAAGAATCTCTTGTATATCCAATGTGCTTTAGTAGCAGGATTCATTACCATTATTACTCTGTTCTGTGCATCCTTAGAACGTACTGAAAGGTCAATCTTATCGAATAGTAAAGGGTCAGGCATCTCTTCTGCCTCATCTAGTATCCAAGTGCTTATGCCATTAAGCGACTTGAGTGCTGCCGTCTGATTCCCACTCCCTGTCTTTAGCCCTCTAAAGTATATCTTATTACCTGATATCTTATTGGTTATATCTGTCTTGTTAACTAAGAAGTCGTTACTTAAGCCTAGTATATCAATCTTCTCTGTCATCTCAGGAATAATAGAAGTACTCGCTGAGGTCATTGTGTATCTAGTGAATAGTATATTGTGGTTATTCTCATAACTTAACAGCAATAGAAAAGAGGCCACACTAAAGGACTTAGAGCTACCTCTACCACCTGTTATGATATAGTACCTTGAGTAGTCGTTAAACAAAGGTCTATACTTAGGGCTTAATTTTATTAAAGGGTTTTCAATCATATCTATTCGTCATCAAAACCTATAAGGCCTCTTAGTCTAATGTTGTGGTCTACTGTAGCCGTTGTGTTGAGGTCTATCTCTTGCTTAGGGAGTCCCGCTCTGTACTTTAAGAATAACTCTATAGCTCTTTGGTCTCCTGATTCAATGCGTTCTAATAGCTTCTGTATTACTACATTGACGTCTATATTTTCGTCTAGTATTTGTCTTATATTTATTACTTCTCCGTTAGAAGGTCTGCCGCTATTTGGTCTTACGCCTCCCCAATTATCTGAGCCTTGAGCTCCGTCTTGTTTGCTTTTACCTGCCATCTTGATTTATGTTGGTTTTTAGGTCTTTATTTAAAAACAGCCTAATTAACAGGGCGTTATCAACTTAGCCATAAACTCAGGTAGTACATAACTATACTTTGTTATCTTAGCGTTTATACTGAAGTCTGTCGTCATAGGGCACGTAAAAGCTCTTACAGTCATATTAACGATAGTTTCTATATTCTTAGATATGTTATATACCCATACGCCTTTGTCGTCTGTTACAACGTATAAAAAGTCTTTGCCTTTAATCTGTGCCTTCTGATAGTTAACAAATAGCTTAGAGGCTTCTAGGAGCTTCTCAGAATAGTATACCCTCCTGTTTTTTATCTCTACGATATAGTTGTTATCTTCTGCGTCATAACTACTGAAACCCCCTGAGCATAATCTCAAGGTAGTCTCAGCTCTGTTATTCAATACATCTATTGTGCTCTGTTCTGTCATATTCCAAATATCTTTAATTTAGTTTCTAAGTCCTTAACTTTAGCTTCTGCTACCTCTAAGGCTTCTTCTGCTTTACGTGCTCTCAGGACAGCTCTATTGCGTCCCTCTCGTGCTTCTGAGATTAATCTATTAAACCCATAGTCTCTAAGCTCTAGGTTATTGATATAAACAAACGTTCTAAGGAATGAGTTATATATACCTAGTAGCTCTTTGTTATCAGGCTTAGACTCTAGCCACTTACCTAGTATCTCTGTTATCTCTGTAGTGTCTGCACACTTCTGTAAAAATTCTATTGTTGGCGGTTGCATCATATCTTTATTGGTTATCTTCGTAATAGTGTCCTATTCTACAGTTAAAGTTATCTCTGTTTAGCCATACTGATATAGCCTGTCTCATTCCTTCGGCAACTGAGAACTCATTAGCTTCGGCTGCTTCGTATTCCATCTCTATAGCTATCTCCAACTCTACTCCTAAGGATAGGGCGTAAAGGGTAGCCTCATAATTCATATCTATTTGCTCTTTGTTTAAAATCATAACGTTCCTTCTTTGTGGTATTGTGATAGGTCTATTAGTTCGTCAACAAAAAATGCTTTGTATATTGCTATAGCTGCCTCTAGTTTTATCTTACCTGTCTCTAGTGTTTGCTGTGAGGCTTTAAACACTCCTATATCTGTAGTAGTTTTATCTATTACTAACCAATAGAAGTCAGGTACATTGTATAGCTGAGTATATAGGTAAGCCTGTAGGTCATAGTCATATTTGGATATAGTAAATTTAAACTGATTTACTACGTCTCCGTTCTTTAGCTCTACGTCCTTTAAGCCGTCATTAGTTGTCTTAACATCTGCTACGTATTCTCCCTCTTTGAATATATCCGCCTTACCTCTTACTGCTAGGCCATCTACCTCCACTAGAGCAGGCTCCTCAGTCTTAGCTCCTTTCATAAAAGATACACAAGCGTCATTCTGTAAGAAGGCCGCAGCTATTCTAGAGGCCATATACTTTTCTTTAAGTGTATAGGTACTCTCAGTTCCGTTTTGCTCTTTAGCTAGTTTCCACTTAGTAGTGTTTTTACTAGATGTATCTACAAAGGTAAATTGTCCGTACTTCTCAGGCTCTAGTATCTCAGTATGTACGAGGCGGCCATCTCTTAGAGCTTGTGTCTCTGTCATCCCTTTACGCTTCATAAAACTAAACCACTTCGGGCTTTTTAGTAACCATTTCATAGTGCTATAAGATAAAACCCTATCCAAATTAAGATATTTGTAATAGTATTCGTCATTATACATATTAGCTAAAGCCTCTTCTAGCTCTAGTTGTTCGTGGTTCAATAGTGTTACTTTCATATTTATTTGATTTTATACATTGTTTTATTAATTCCGTTATATCCTGCCTTGTGCATATAGGCCTCAGCATCTAGAGCCTCTCTCTTAGTCTTAAATGTTGCCACTGACTCCCAACCAACAACTATCTTATTTCTGTTTCGATGGTCTCTTACCCTCCCTTTAGGTCTACAGCTTACTCCTATGTAATGCTCTTCAGGTAAATAATATAATGTGTAGTAGCTATCCTTTTTAGACTCGTAGTACACTTTTTTTACAGCTCTTAAACATACTTTGCAGTCAGGTCTTAACCCGTCTTTCTTAGTAATGTCTTTATTGAATGAACTAAGGTCTTTGTCTGTCTTACATTTGCTACACACTTTCATATCTATTGTAATTGGTTGTTAAATAAGTCTAACTCTTCTAGTGACGTGTTGAGGTCAGCTTCTATATCTAGGAATCTGTCGCAGTTTAAATAATCGTCTTGTGTGTCTATTGCGTTGTAAATGTTTGTGTAGTTCATCTTAGTTTTTGTTTAGGTATAATGATAAATTTTGTTCTGCCTGTTCTAATACGTTACAAGCATCTAGGCTTAGCTTGTCGTTCTCTTCTGTTTGGTCTTCATAGTAATTAGCTGAAAGTATTCTAGCCTCTACCTGAGCGATGTTTCTTAATAGTTGTAATGTGATTAATTTGTTCATAGTTATAGTATTTAGTGATTAATGTTTTTGTAAAGGTAATTATGATTATTGGTTAAAAAAAGCTTTTTGCTAATTATTTTTAAATTAATTTCTTATTGACTGATTACTAGATACTTGCATAGCTAAATATTTTACCATCTGTGGATAGTCCACCCTCTTCGTGCATTGCTAACCTCTTAAATTCTCTCTTGGCCTTTAAGTCTGTTTCTCTTTGTGCTTTGTCTCTCTTTAGTATAGCCTTCTCTATATTTACAAATGACTTTAATTGGTTATCTATAAAGTATTGTATTCTACTTTCAGGTAAGCCTGTCAGTAACTCATTAATGGTGTCATCTGAGGTCAATCTAGATAGTTTAGCTCTTAGTTCTGCGTTCTGCTTTATTAGATTAGCGTTACGCATCTCATAAGCCTCTAGGAGCGTCTCTGTGGCATTTTCACACTCTTTTATATCTAAGTTACCTATAACGTCTCTTACTGCGTTGTATTTAGCTCTAAAGGCTGAATCATATTGCACGTCCTGTTCGAACTTTTTAAGTGAGTGCATTACTGTAGCGTGGTCTCTCTCTAAAAACTTACCTATTGCTTGTAGCGTTTGTTTATTCTCTCTAGCAAATTTATAGAATATCATTCTAGCTTGTACATACTCTACCTGTCTAGTTCTTAGTACTACGTCACAGCTAGTGACTGCCTCTACAGCTTCTCTAATTACCTGTAGCATCTTTGTATCTGTCTTTTGTTTTGGTTTCATATTATTGTAAGTCTTCTTTAGTTGGTGTCTC